TGCTCGCTGTCCCTTAGAATTATAGCCTTGCGACTTCTTCTTAGGTTTAGCGACCGATTGTCCCACAGCTTTCGAGAGCATTGCTGCCCCCTTGGCTATGGGATGGAGTGGGGCCAAAGTCTTGAGGATTGGCGTCGTAAAACGCGTCACCTGTCTGACAATGTCCTTAAACCATTCCCCCAATGGGTTCATCCCTTGCGGGACTCCCACTGGCAAGTTGTTCATCGTCCGGATGTAAAGCTCCAACGCACACGGGTCAAAACCCGCCGAGGGTTGGGCCAGGACTACCAGATCAGCTTCAGTGGGTGTGGGAAATCTTTCGACGTACCACACCGCCCTCAGCTGAATAGTGGTGAGAGGTGATAGACCTGTGAAGTACATCCCACAGAGGTTGTATGGTGCCACGTGCTGCCCAGGGGCAGTAAACGTGTTAACTCCCTCCGCAGGACTGAACGCCACAATTCCTCCCGCTATGACCTGATCAGGGACAGCCCCAACTCCCAGGTCGCCAGTTCCATAGGCACACATCTCCCCGTATGGTAATTTTGGTGGGTTCTCCATCGTACTCATGGTCCCCTGAATGTAAGCTCCGTCCTTTGCCTTCCACGTTTGAGTGTTAGGCAAAAGCATTGCTTCAGCCAGGGTTCCAGGAGGTTGACGGCATTGCCACGTCTTTACCGTACCGGTTGTTGTAGCCGAAGAATTAGCGAATGTTCCCGGAAAGCTAGAGCTAGGCGGTGGTGAAGGCTGACGCCAACACGAAACCTGCCCCTGAACGTTCAAAGCACTAGTGGTATTCACTGACTCCAACCCCATCCCCACGATTCTACAATTTCCTTGCAGGTATTGTCCCGGAAGACTGAGCCCCACCACTTGATCAGTGTTGAGCCCGCTCCCAGAACCATACAATTCAGCACCCGTAGGTCCAGCAAGGGCTGTTACGCCCCCGGTGTAATACGGAGTGACTCCTGAAACTGCACTGTTAGTGTAGAAACCATGGGTACCTTGGTTATATAGAGCTCCAGTACCAGACTTTTGTACCATTTGTGGCCACAAGACTACATTACAGTCCCAATTCCCCGCCGATGTTGGATCAGGCGCGCCAAATTCGACACTCTGCTTTACGCACTGCACTATTGAAGAAGCTGCATTGAGGTCGGGATATCCGGCGTGCTGGATCTTAACGTCGTGGAACGGGTCCGTTGCACATGTGAACCAGTCTTTTCCTTGGCGAGATAGACATTTGGCTTGTTCCAATTTGTTAAGAGAAGAGCGGTGATCTTTCGACTTCCCGACCTCCTCCAAAACCTTCGGCACAGTTACCAACAGAGAGGACTCCATCATTACAGCTGTTTATATTCCCTTCCCGATGAAGTTCCTTAGCTGCGTATGCTTGTCTCGCCTCGTACTGATTTGGAGTAGGAGTTTCGGCAGGCCATTCGCCCCTCCGTTTTAGCTCGAGGATAAGGTCATCCAGAACATCTATGTACTCCGAAAATACGAGATTGTGATACAACCCGTATATTCGTTGTGCACGGATGAACCGACTGACCCTTCCCCCCGTAACCAAAACGGCGTACAACATACGTTGGCTGTCGTACTTAGGGACGAATAGCTCGCCTGACTCGAACTTCCACACACCATTCCTCGCTCCAAGGAAATGAACGTCAAAGATATCCTCTTTGCAAGAGTAATCCTTAACCTCCATTCCCACTTTCGCGTATGTGGTGCGCAGACGTTCCTCCGACACCAATTCTGGGACATTAGTAGAACCACACATGTCATCCGAGTAAACCCGGTTGAACCATATGGTCATACAATGCTCATAAGTTGGTTTGATTTGTTTGTCGCGACAGTAATATATGTAGTGACACATTAGAAGGAAAATGTGAGCAAGACTGTTGTTCGTACTCGTTAACAGTCGCCCAGATTTTTGGCTAAGTGAAGTATTACAGATCCACCCATTCATGAGCAGTTCCCAAGCATAAGCCGCTTCTTCCTCTAGAAAATCGAGATCAACTTGGTTGATCTCCGCATCATCTTTGAAGAACTTGCGCCTTAACTTGGTAACAACCCTTTCAAGGTTAGTGCCATAACCCTTATCCCAAAAACCCACGTCCCAGCGGTAGTATGAACTACCGCGGTTCTTGAGTTCCGTAATAAAGGCATGCCACCCTCCGTTTT